AGAGTATTTCCCCCCTTTCCCACCTAAAAAATTCCCCAATGGGCAAGCGAGTAACAAAATCCAACTAGGACTATATCACTTTACACATTAGAGAATTTTACTTTACACTTTATAATTTTTAGGTTTACACTTTTAAGAGGTTATAAGTTTACATTAATAAGTTAAGTATTTAACTAGATATTGCATAACATTATTTTTTATTTGTTGATTATCAAAATTTAATCTTGCTAGTCGGTAATGTTCTATTATGGATTGAAAAAATGGTGATTTTCTTGTTCGTATTAAAAGTGTTGTTTCATTATGGTCATCAGGATTGATGGAAAATCTAACAGGACAGTTTGGGTCATAATCATATGATATATACATCATGTTTAGTTTATAATCACACCATACACCATAACATTTATTATTAATAACTAATATAAAATAAAATTTAGATTGTTTTGATTTTTTATTTATAAATGCTTTACTATCTCTTAAAAATTCATTATCAATAGCATAACGACCATATTCTGTACCATCTATTAATTGACCAAAACGAGTTGATTTTTTATAATCTCTGTATGCTTGATTTTTGGCGTAATATATAACAATTAATGGTTGACCCTCATTATCTCTTTTTGCAATTTTAACTTCACTATTATATGGAAGTGTTAAATCAAAAAAGGTAAAGTAAGGGTTTGTAATTGATATGGCATTACCTAAAAATATAATCCTAATATTACGAAGTCTTGCAACTGTTTCAATAACATCTAATAGTTGTATAACTTCATTTTGTAAATAATGGTAACTGCCTTTATCAATTAAAAATTCATCAAATATAATTGTATCTACATTTTCATATGTTGATGATTTTAATATATTGGCAATTGATAAAGGCATGGCAAATCCACAGATTTTACCGTTAATTGACATAGTATCTTTAGTATTTGAAAACTTAATATCACCAAAATTCTTTTTTAAATCTTCATCATTTTTTATTTGGTCAAAGAATATTGGTGTATTATGTTTCATCATTGCTTCTTTTAATTCTGTTTTGTATCTTCTTAAATATACAAATTGTTTATGTTTCTTTAAAAACCTTTTAGCGACATATTTTTTAGCACCATAACTTTTACCAAGTCCTCTTTCTGTTATTATGTAAGTCATTAATGCATTATATGACATAGGTTTATCAAAATCAAGATAAATATTTTCTTTCATATTATACCACCTTAAAATAAAAGATGCAGATTATTTTCTATATTATTACACTGTATCACCAGATTATAATACTTGCCTGTTCTTCACAGTGATTATGCAAATATTAATTATAATAATTTAAATAGAAACACCCACACCTATAAATAAGTAGTTTTAATGACTTAATGTCTAACTACAATATAATTATACTATAAAATGATAAACTTTACAACCCTTTACATTTTATAAAACTTTTTTAAAAAATGTTTTAAAAAATGTTGACTTTTAAAAAACATTATAGTAAGATGATTATAGTGAAAGGAAGATGAAAATGAAAAGAATAGTTTTGAAAAAGTGGGTTGAGGTTGTAATTATTTTTATACAGGTTATATTATTTATGATTTTAGGTAGTGAAAGTGATGATTTAAAAGTATTTATTATTTCAAAATTAATAGCATTAATAATATTTGGGATAAATAATATTATATTATTTAAATATTCAAGATTAATGGAGGATTAAAATGTATATATTAAAATATTATATAAATTCAAGATATTTTGGATTTAATAGGGTTGTATATAAAGAGTTTGAAACATATCAGGATTTAATATCATATTGTTATAAACATAAAATTAAAGATTATGATGTATATATTAAATAAGATTATGAATTTATTGAGGTGATATGATGGAATATACTTTTAGAAATTATAAATTATTTTGTTATGATTTTAATTTAAAACCTAGTTATTGGTCAAGTTTAATGATATTTAAAAGATATTGTGAGGGTGATTATGACATTGTATTTAGTCTTGTATAATAGAGAAAATAAAAAACAATTTACAAAATATTTTGAAACAGAGTTTGAAATGGATAAATTTAAAAGGAAGTTAAAATATTCAAAAAAATTATTTGTCATTGAAGATAGCAGAGATATTTGTTATTTATATGACTAACACTATTTTAATAATAGTGTAAGACTAATATAATATGTTGGTCTTACAGTGTTATTAAAGAAAGGTGGTGAGTTATCTCATGTTAAAAATAACACTTATAGTACAAGAAAAGAAAGATAAATCAGGTAATTGTACTGTAAAAATTAAAGTACCTGATAAATTAGATAAAGCAAGTATACCTGAAAAACAATGTGGTGCAATGGTATACAATGCAGTTGATTATGCACTACAAAATATGAATAAAGAAAGTGAGATTGAAAATTATGGAAAATGAAAAAAATGAAATTACATTATTTACAGGAGTTAAAAACAAAATTTATTGTAGTATAGTAGCAGAAAGTGAAGAAAGTAAAAAGCAATTATTTAATGCACTTGAAACTTGTGATGCATTATTAAATGATTGTGTTGGTCAAGAAATAGCAATTAAAGATATTTATGTTGAAGAAAGAGAAATTACTGATGAAGAAACAGGCGAAGTAAGACCAAAATACAGAACTATTTTATTTGATGAAAGTGGTCAAACATATGCAACAGGTAGTTATGGTATATTTAATATTGTAAAGAAAATTGTATCAATTTATGGACTTCCTACAAAATGGGAAAATCCAATTAAAGTAAAAGTATCTAAAAGACCAATTGGAAATGGTAAACAATCACTAACATTAACATTGATATAGTTTTTCTATATCAATGTTTTACTAGGTGATAACATGCGTACTATTCGTGGTATTTATTATGACTTACAAGAAAGTGTTTACTCTTTTTCATATGATAGGTTAACATTTTATTTTTCAAGTAAATACTATTTACAAAAATTTAAAGATAGTTATGTTAATTATATAAAACAAGAAACATTAAAACTATCATCAAAATATAAATGTTGTGTTTATGGTGATGAAATGATACTTATTTCTTTATATAAAAATATTGAAAAAAGAGGGTTTAGGGTTGAATATAAAGGAAAAAGCATTGATGAAATATGTTATGTTGATGCAGTATTAAATTGTGATGAAATTGGGGTGTAATATATGGCAATTAGATATGATAAGAAATTAAATCAGGAAATTAATAAAGTTGTAAAAAACTTTAATCAAAAAATTGCAAGACTTGAAAAGATGGAAAAAGACCTCATTTTACCTGAAAGAATAACTAAAAAAGATTTAAAATCAAATTATTATACAAGAACAGATTTAAGAAGAAAGTTAAGAGAATTAAAAAGATATTCAAGTCGTGGTATTGAAGAAACTATTACTACAAGTGGTGGTGTAACAATGTCAAGATATGAACTTAAAAACATACAAATTGAAAGTAGAAGAATAAAATCAAATTTAACAAGAGAAATAAAAAAGTTAAAAGTAACTACACCAAAAGTATTTGGTAAAAATCAGGCAATGAGTTTTGCACAGATGGGTGACCAATATTATTTAAATTTACAAGCAAGAAGAAATGCATTAAATAAAGGAAAAATTACAGAACTATCAAAAGAACAACTTGAACAATATAGTAAACTTTTACAAAAAACACGAAGAAATAAAGAATATTATAACAATATTTTTAAAGAAAATTATCAAAATATGCTTACTGATTTAGGTTATTTTTATGGTTATGATAATCAAAAATTAAATGATTTAAAAAGCAAAATTGATAAACTTGATAGTGATAAATTTTTAAAGTTATTTAGGGAAGAAAAATCAATACAAGCAATTTTGGATTATTATCCTAATATTAAAGTTAAGGCAGGGAAAAATGCAATAAATCCTGATGACATCAAGGAAGATGTAACAGTTTTGTATGATGCATTAATTGATAATATAGATAATATTCTAAAAGATTATGCTTAAATTTACTGCAGATTTTGAAACTAATGTCAGTGAAACTGATTGCAGGGTATGGGCATATGCATTATGTGAAATTGGTAACCCTAATAACTTTATTTATGGTAATTGTATTGATGATTTTATTAAGTTTTGTCAAAATAAAAAACAAAATTATGTATTGTACTTTCACAATTTAAAGTTTGATGGTGAATATATATTTAATTATTTACTTAATAATGGTTATGAGTGTATAAAAGATAAAAAACAAAGACATGATAAATCTTTTACAACTTTAATTAGTGATACAGGTCAATTTTATTCAATAGAAATATTTTTTGAAACAAAAAATCCTAAACATATAAATAAAGTAACAATATATGATAGTTTAAAAATACTTAATTTTAGTGTTGAACAAATTGCAAAAGATTTTAATTTACCTATACAAAAACTTGAACTTGATTATAATACTATTCGTGAAATTGGTCATGAACTTACAGAACATGAAATTAATTATATTAAAAATGATGTTGAAATAATGGCAAGGGCATTAAAAATAATGTTTGATGAAAATTTAACTAAAATGACAATTGGCAGTGATGCACTTCATAATTATAAAGAAATGAATAAAAATTTTAATAAATATTTTCCTGTATTACCATATGAAATTGATAAAGATATAAGAAAGTCATACAAGGGTGGTTTTACATATTTAAATGATTGTTATAAAGAAAAAGAAACTGAAAAAGGTTTTGTACTAGATGTAAATAGTTTATACCCATCAGTTATGATGTATGAAAAATTACCATTTGGTGACCCTCTTTTCTTTAATGGAAAATATGAGAAAGATTTATTATATCCTCTTTATGTACAAACATTTTCATGTATATTTAAGGTAAAAGAAAATAAAATACCCACAATACAGATAAAAAATAATTTATCATTTTTACCTAATGAATATATAAAATCAAGTGATGGTGATATTGTAACTCTTACACTTACTAATATTGATATAGAATTATTTTTTGAACATTATGATGTATGGGAAATAACCTATCATAGTGGGTGGAAGTTTAGAGCAATAAAAGGTTTATTTTCATCGTATATTGATTATTGGTCAATGCAAAAAATAAATGCAAAGAAAAATAAAAATGATGCACTTTACAGAATAAGTAAATTAATGCTTAATAGTTTATATGGCAAGTTTGGTCTTAATCCTGATGTAAGAGGCAAATATCCATATTTAAATGAAGATGGTATTGTTAAATATGGTATGTATGAACAGGAACATAGAGATGGTATATACATACCAATAGCATCATTTATAACTAGTTATGCAAGAAGAAAAACAATCACTACATCACAAATTATAAAAGAATATTCAATTAATAAATATAAAAAAGATTATTATATTTATAGTGATACAGATAGTATACATTTACTTGATATTGATATAAAAGAACTTGAACAGATTATTGAAGTTGATGATTATAAACTTGGTGCATGGAAACTTGAAAGTACATTTAAAAAAGGTAAATATTTAAGACAAAAATGTTATATTGAACTAGGTTATGATGATATACTTAATGTAACAGTAGCAGGTCTACCAAAAAGACTTGCACCTCTTATTAATTTTGATAATTTTAATATTGGATTTACTACTGAAAATATAGATAATGAAAAGATAAAAGAAACAGGCAAAAAACTTACTTTTAAACATGTTAAGGGTGGTGTTTTATTGGTTGATACTGATTTTACAATTAAATAATAGGAAGTGATAAAATGAAAAGATATTTTACTGATAATAAAAAATTATTTAGATTTATAAACAGTGATAAATATGACATAAAAGAAATAAGAACTATAAGAAAACATGAAAGAAAAGGTATATGGAAAAAATATCACATATCATCATATTGTATTATTTATGAAAAAATAGTATAATGTGATTATAAGGTAGGTGATAATATGAAAATAACAATAAATGAAGTATTTAGTGTTATTTTAACAACAATTATTTATTTACTAGGTGGTCTTGATATAGCACTTAAAAGTTTATTAATTGTTATGATAATTGATTATTTAACAGGTGTTGCAAGTGCTATATACAACAAAAAATTATCAAGTGCAATTGGTTTTAAAGGCATTATAAAAAAGTTTTGTTATTTATTAATTGTTGCACTTGCAGTTGTAATTGATAATTTAACAGGTCAAAGTGGTGTTATAAGAACACTTGTAATTTATTTTTTAGTAAGTAATGATGGTATATCAATTATTGAAAATATGGCAGAACTTAATATTAAATTACCTAGTAAATTAATTGAAGTATTGGAACAATTAAAAAAGAAAGGTGAATAATATGGAAAATGAAGAAGTAAATGAAGAAATTAAAGATTTACCATTTGGTTTAACTGATGAAGAATATTTTGAAATAGGTGGTGATGATAATGATACCAATAAAAACAAGTGATGTAAGAGTATCATCATATTATGGTAATCGTGAATATTATTATCAAGGTAAATTAATTAAAGATTTTCATCATGGTATAGACCTTGTACCCAAAAAATGTAATGGTAATGAAGAAATACTTGCATTTGAAGATGGTGAAGTTATTGGGGTACAAAAAATTGGTAAACAATATGGTAATGGTTGTTATGTTAGAATAAAACATGATAATGGAATTAATACTTTATATTATCATTTAAAAAGTGAAACTATATGTGTTAATGTTGGTGATAAAGTTAAAAAAGGTCAAAAGATAGGTATAATTGGTACAACAGGACATAGTACAGGTATACATTTACATTTTCAAATTGATAAAGGTAATAATAGTACATCAATTAATCCATATGATTATGTTTTTAATAATAAAGAATTAATTGAAAAAATTGGTTATGAAAAATATACTGATGAACAACTTGCACAAATGGTATGGCATGGTTATTTTGGAAATGGTGAAGAAAGAAAAAAGAAACTAGGTAATAGATACAATGCAGTACAAAAAATTGTTAATGAACAAGCAAAAATAAAAGAATTAAATAAAACTGATTTATTGGAACTAGTCAAAAAAACAATTCGTGGTGATTTTGGAAATGGTGAAGAAAGAAAAAAGAAACTAGGTAATAGATATAATGAAGTACAAAATCAAGTTAATTTAAATATAAAAAATAAAACTACATCATGGAATAATATAAAATTATATTAGGTGATATTATGGCAAATACTGTAAGAAATATTGCACCTTTTATAAATGATGTATTTTCAATTAGTAGTGAGTGGTGGAAAGTAAGAGAAGACCCAATTACACATGAAATTGAAATACATAGAGGTTTAGATATTACAACAGGAATATCTAAACCTGTTTATTCAATGTTAACAGGTATTGTACATAGTAAAGGAACAGATGAAGGTCAAGGTAATTGGATTGTTATAAAAGATAATAATCCATCATCACAATTTTATGGTTATGCAACTTTATATATGCATCTTGCACAACCTAGTGATTTAAATGTAAATGACCCTGTTGTTGCAGGTCAATATGTTGCAATGGAGGGTACAACAGGGCATAGTACAGGAATACACCTACATGTTGAAATGCAAGATTTAAACAGATTTAATAATCAGTGGCATTGGTCGTATACTAAAAGTGATTATATAGACCCTACACAATTTATGGGTATTGATAATATTGCAGGTACATCATGGCTATATGATGGTACACCATATGTACCTACTAAAAGGAAAAAAGTTAAATTTCCTTGGGTACTTTATGCAAGAAAAATAAGAGATAAATCACATATAAAATAAAAAGTCAAGTAATATCTTGATTTTTTATTTATTATTTTATATAATTATTATAGAAAGGAGATTGATAATCATGATGAGTTATGAAGAACTTGAAACACTAGTGAATGCTATTCGTGAAAAAATTGGCGAAGATGCAAGTGCAATGGTAAGTGAAGATTTACTTAATATCGTATCAAATTATAAACTTGGTATTGATGAAGTAGAAAAACTTACAGGTGAAGTTGACAGTTTAAAAGCAGAAAAAGATGAACTTTTAAAAGTCAATGGTAAATTATTTCAAAAAGTAGGTTTTGAAAAAGAAGTTGTTGAAGATGAAATAATTGAAAAACATGAAGATGAAAAAACTGCAGATGAAATAATTGATGATTTAATTGATGAAAGGGGTGAAATTAAAGATGGCGAGTAAAAACACAGTAAAAGCAATTAATACTTTTAATGCAGTAAGAAGTTTGTCTACAAAGTCATTTAGGGAAATTGTACCTAATGCAACAGAACAAAATATTAGTGCAATTGCAAATATATTATTAAATGATGCATACCAACCTCAATTAAATGAGTTTATTACTAACTTAATTAATAGAATAGGTTTAACAATTGTTAGAAATAAATCATTTAATAACCCACTTGCAATGTTTAAAAAAGGAAGTGTACCACTAGGTACAGATATTCAAGATATTTATACTAACCCTGCAGAAGAACAAGAGTATGAATATTCTAATGAGGCAATGGCAAAATTATTAACTGTTAATGACCCTGATACACATGTTGCATATTATCGTAGAAATCGTAAAGGATTATATGAAAAAACAATTGGCATGGAATTATTACAAGGTGCATTTGTTTCATGGGATAAATTCAATGAAATGGTAACATCAATTACTAACTCTTTATATAGTGGTAACTATATTGATGAATTTAGATACACAAAAATGCTAGTTGATGGTGCATATGATAATAATAAAGTTATTGTTGAAACTGTAAGTGCAGTACAAGACCAATCCACTGCAAAAGCATTTTTGAAAAAATGTCGTGCATTATATAATAAGATGGCAATGCCTTCTAAAAATTACAATGCATATAGTAAGTTTAGTGGTGCTAAAGGTGACATTACTACATGGACAGACCCTGAAAGAATAGTTGTTATTGTTAGTGCAGATGTTATGGCAGAAGTTGATGTTGAAGCACTTGCAAGTGCATTTAATATTGACAAGAGTGACTTCATGGGTAGAGTAATTACTATTGATGAGTTTGATAACCCTGAAATTCAAGCAGTAATATGTGATGAAAGTTGGTTGCAAATCTATGATAGTATTTTCACGATGAAAACATTTGAAAACGGTAGAACATTATCATGGAAATATATGTTACATGCATGGCAAACATATGCAATATGTCCATTTGCTAATGCAGTATGTCTTGCAACTGCAGAACCTAAACCTGCAACTGCAATTAGTGTAGCAGATACAAGTGTTGTTGTTGATGCAACTGCAACACCTACTGTAACATTAACACCTGCAGATGCAACTACTGATTTAACATATTCATCAAGTGATGAAACTGTATTTACTGTAAGTGATTTAGGTGTTGTAACAGGTGTTAGTGCAGGAACAGGCACATTAACTGTATATACTGATAATGGACTTTCTGCAACTGCAACTATTACTGTTACATCAGGTGAATAATAAAAGGTTGCAAAAAGCAACCTTTTAATTTTTATAATTTAATATTAAAAATTGAATAAAAATTGTAAAAATGCACAATAAATTAGAAAAATAGTGCATTTATAAGAAAGGAAAGTGATAATATGATAAGTGTAACACCACAAGGGCAAGTTTACCTATGTAAAACACCACTTGAAAATGATTATAAAAATCAATTAACATTTTCAAATAAAACAAATCAATTAAATTATTTCAATTCTACTATACAAAAATCTTTTAATGAATATACCTATATTAAAAAAGATAATGTAATTAAAGTAAGTGAAAATATTGACAAAATAAGAAGTTGTAATTATTTATTTTATAGAAACAACGGATTTACAGATGAAAATGGTAATGTAAGAATATTTTATTGTTTTATAACTAATATGGAATATATTAATGAAAATGCAACTGCAATTACATTTGAAACTGATGTATTTCAAACATGGCAGTTTGATATTCAATATAAAAGATGTTTTATTGAAAGAGAACATGTTAATGATGATACAATAGGAATACATACAATACCTGAAAATCTTGAAACAGGTGATTATGTAAGTATTGGAAATACCAAAGTAACAATGATAAATAATCCTAGTGATTTTTATATATGCATGGGTGTAACTGAATTACCTGATGAAAGTGTACCTGCATATTCTAATCATCGTACATACAATGGTGTTTTTGGTGGTCTTTATTATCTTGCATTTACTACACCTGCAAATTGTGAAAATGCAATTAAAATATATGATAAAGTCGGTAAAGCAGATGCAATCAATTGTTTATTTATGATACCAAAAACAATGTCAAGTATAACTGATGGCGAAAGTCATACATGGACATTAAACAATATTTCATGTACATTAATATATCTTGATGGAAGTGATGAGGCAGATACTATTGGTAATTTAACTGCAATACAACCTACTACACTTGCTAATAATTACACACCAAAAAATAATAAATTGTTTACATACCCTTTTAGTTTTATGAATTTTACAAATAATAGTGGTAATGTAACACCATTTAGATATGAAGATTTTGATTTTGATGAAACAACAGGTGAAAGGGCAATTGGTTTTTGGATTGATGCATGTATTACACCGGGTATGAGTATGAAAGCAATACCGTTATTTTATAAAAATATTAATATAAATTATGGATATGGTGTTATGGGTGGTAAACTTCCTGTTTGTTCTTGGAATAGTGATGTATATTTAAATTGGTTAACACAAAATGGTTTAAATGTTGCACTTGATGTTGCAGGTGGACTTGTTGGAACTGCAACAGGTATTGCATCAGGTAATGTTGGTGGTGCATTAAGTGGTATAACAGGTATATTCAATGCATTACATCAAGTATATATTGCAGATTTAACACCTAATCAAGCAAAAGGAAATACTAACAGTGGTGATGTTAATTTTAGTGAAACACTTGATGGTGGATTTACTTTATATTATATGAGTATTAAACCTGAATATGCTAAAATAATTGATGATTATTTTTCAATGTTTGGTTATAAAATAAATGAAGTAAAATATCCTAACATCACAGGTCGCACAAATTGGAACTATGTAAAAACTATTGATTGTAATTTTGATGGAGATATACCACAAAGTGATTTAAATATTATTAAAACAATGTTTAATAATGGTGTTACTTTATGGCATAGTCCTGCATCAATTTACAATTATGCTTTAAATAATAATATTGTATAGAAAGGATTGATAAAATGAATAATATAAAAGAAACAGACCTTGCAATGCTTATAAATAATGATACATATACTGATTATCTAATGAGATTAAGACTTATTGCAACAAGTTTATTTACTTGGAAAAATCTTGATGATTATGCAGGTTATGGTGCATCAAGATTTTTGGAACAATCGCTTTATGATTTTGGTCGTGCATGTTTTATAAAAGATAGTGAACTTGGTTATATGGCATTAAGAGTTAATCCTAGTGATAAATTAAATATATATGAATTACCTGTTAGAGTAACTGCATGGTCAATTGGTTATACAAAAGATATGGCATTTGATGAAGTTGTATACATTATGAATAATGAATTACAATTACCTACATCAAATACCTTAAGATTAATGGCATATAGATTATATGAAACTGAAAGAACAATTGATACAAATTTAAATGCCCAAAAGACACCTGTATTAATTGAGGGTGATACAAAAACAATACTAACTTTAAAACAAATATATATGCAATACAGTGGAAATATACCATTTATTTTTGGAAATAAACAATATGACATATCAAATAGATTAAATGTTCTTAAAACAGATGCACCATATTTAATTGACAAACTTGAACTACACAAACATGAAATATGGAACGAGGCAATGACATACTTGGGTATTGATAATGCAAATACAGATAAAAAAGAAAGACTAATTACAGATGAAGTTGAAAGTAATAATGAACTTATAAATTATTATCTTAATTGCTTTTATAAAACAAGAAAAAAGGCATGTGATGAAATAAATTATAGATATAATCTTGATATTGAAATTGAACTTAATAAAGATGTACTTGACTTGTTAAATACTACTGAAAGTGATATAATTAATTATGATAGGGGTGATAATGATGGCAAAGTATACAACGACAATTAAAACTTTAATTGACCACAATTTTGATTTTGGATTAAATAATTATCCTATTTTTGATGAAAATTATCGTGATACACTTAATCACAATATTTTATACCACTTTTATGAAAATGAAATTGGTTTTGAAACTGCAAATTTATTTAAATTATATTTAAATCAAAAATTAAATGAAATAATGCCAAAATATAATGAAATGTATAAAGCACAAAAAATAATACTTACAAATTTAACAGGTAATGTAAATTTAACTGAAACCCTAAAACGAGATACATCATCAAATACTAATGCATCAAGTAATAGTTTAAATAATGGTAAAAACACATTTCTTGATACACCACAAGGTGATGAATATAAAGGTGAAATGGAAGATACCAATTATGCAACAACAGTGTCATTTAATAGAAACAATATAAATGACACATCATCAATGCAAGGTACAGGTGTTGAAAATTATATTAAAACTATTATTGGAAATAATGGAAATAAATATAATATAGATATATTATATGATATACAAAATAAATTAGTTAATATTGATTTATTAATAATTAATGAATTAAATGACTTATTTATGCAAATATATTAATGAAAGGAAAGTGATAAAATGGAAAAAGTAAATAAAGCATGTATGTGTTATACTGCAAAAGTTATACCTCTTGCATTTGATGAAAGTATGTCTTATTATGAACAATTATGTAAACTTACTGCTAAAATGAACGAATTAATAAGTTTTGCAAACAATGAACTAGAGGAACAACTTAAAGAATATATAAATCAAGAATTTAATAATATGATGGTAGATAGCATGTATGATGCAGAAACAGAAACATTAATATTATATTTAAGAAAGGAAGATGAATAATGGCAGATATTAGTAAACTAAAAGTGGGTGTAAATACATATGATATAAAAGACCCTACTGCAAGAAACACTGCAAATAATGCAGATAGTAATGCAAGTCAAGCAATTCTTGACAGTGCACAGGCAATAACAAAAATTGATGGTGCAAAAGTAATTGGTACATATACTGCAGGTACTGAAACACTTGAAGTATCTCTTGAAATAGGTAGTGTACAATCTAATCAAGGTGGTGGTGAATAATGGCAGATATTAGTAAAATACAAATTGAAAATGGTATATATAATTTAAAAGATAATTACTTGCGACTTCAAAGTAATAAATCATATAATAATGTTAATGCAATGAAAAGTGATACAAATATCATTGAAAACAATATTGTATCTACACTTGGATTTTATGATTTAAATGATGGTGGTGGTGCTTATTATAAAATAAGAACTATTACAAATAATGATACAATTGATGAAAAATTTTTATTAAGTTTAAGTGATAATACACTGCTTGCAGAATTAATTTATTACAAAGATTTAAATATTAAACAAATTGGTGCAAAAGGTAATAATACTGATGATGATAGTAGTTATTTACAAAGTGCAATCAATAAACTAGCAACAAATGGTGGTAACATTATTTTTCCTAATGCAATTTATTTATTTAATAATCCAATTACAATTCCTGATAACAATAGTGCAATTACAATAAAAGGTAACAATTCAAGTTTTAATGTTATATTAAGTCAAAACGGAACTTTTATGACATGTAAATCTACATCAAATTATATAAGAATAGCATTTAATGATTTAAAAATTATAAATAATAGTGATAATAGTATACAAGTAAATGGTATTGAATTTCAAAAAGTAACAGAAGAAACACCAATAAATAATGTTAGAATAAATGGATTTTATAATAATATATCATTTAAAAATTGTTGGAATTTAACTATAAATAAATTAGTAAGTATTAATGCAACCCATGATGGTTTACATTGTGAAGATGTAACTAATGCATTTAATTTTAATAGTTGTATATTTATAAATAATGAAAATTTTAATATTCTGCTTGAAGGTAGAGGTCATATATTTAACTGTTGTGATTTATCAATATATAAGACTAATTCAAAAAACAAATTAATTGGTTGTCATGGTGTATGTTTTAATGGTTGTTATTATGAAGAAGGAAAAGGAAATAGTCCTATAAATCCATTTTTAATACAAGCATGCAGAGGTGTAAGTTTTAACGGTTGTTATTTTGAAATTAGAAGTACGGCAGAAAATTACAAACTAATAGATTTTTATAATAGTTTTGGTAATGCTATTATTAGTTGTGCTTTTAGAAGTAATACAACACAAGACCCAACGGCTTATTTATTATATTTAAGAGAAGGTGCTAATGCATCAATAATAAATAATGATTTTAGAAATTCTAACAAAGTATGCTATGTACATAATAGTCAAATATCAGTTGATAATAATAAACTTGAAAGTGTAACATGTTTTATAACACAAAACAATCATGTGTATGCTAGAATAACAGGAAATCTACAGTCTGATAGTGATTATACAAACTCTGTTCTTCCTCATAAAGAAGTAGTGCATTTAATAATTAACAATATTGCAAGTTATGGTAATACAGCAAGTAGACCTACAGGATATTATGCCGGACAACAATACTATAATACACAAACAAATCATTTAGATATTTACAATGGTAGTAATTGGATAACCTCTTAAAAGTGTAAACCTAAAAATTATAAAGTGTAAAGTAAAATTCTCTAATG